ACCAGGTTCACCCTGCGGGCCTTGCGGGCCGGGAGGGCCAACGGGTCCAGGCACACCCTGCTCACCACGTTCGCCACGCGGACCAGGCTCACCCACACCACCGGTAATGCCGACTTCTTGCACAATCTCACGGAGAACAGGTTTCACTGTTTCCATGTTTACGGTGCCATCACGCCCATCTTTACCCGGTTCACCCTGCGGGCCGGGAATACCCTGCTCACCACGTTCGCCACGCGGACCAGGCTCACCTTGTTCGCCCTTAGCGCCGGGGGTACCAGGCGTACCAGGTTCACCCTGCGGGCCTTGCGGGCCGGGAGGGCCAACGGGTCCAGGCACACCCTGCTCACCACGTTCGCCACGCGGGCCAGCGGGTCCAGGTGCTCCGGGGACTCCATTTACACTGAATTCCTGCACAATCTTACGGACCCGTTCATCTAGATTCGGATCGATCGAAATAGCCTCGGTGGCTGGAATCCCATGCATTGAGGGTTGTTTCCCGACTTGATCGGTAAGCCACCCGGATAGACTAACAGTTTCTCCGGCCTTCACGGAGACGGAGGTGAATGCTTTTAGTCGTGTACCGGATACGGCGGTAAATGATCCCTCAACAATGTATTCGCCTTCAACTAGGTCAAGGCCGGTTACGCCGCCGGTGCGGGCAGTTTTTAAAACGCCGTCTACGATATGGCCGGTAATTACCGTTGGTACATACGTAGTCTCAGCATCCACGCGCCACATTGGTGTAAACGTAATGGTGCCATGTGCAGGCACCGGGGACTCATCTATTTTTTGGTGAGTGAGCGTGTGCGCAATGACGCGCCCATAATTTACAGACATTATCAGTCCTTAGGTTTAGTAGCTAGTTGCCGCAGCTCGGCGAGCGCGGTTTCTAGTGCTGTGAATCGTTGTTCGAGTGGGAGTACGCCTTTGATCCATGACCGTATTTTGGGGACTACCCACGGCGATGGCGGGTCGTCGTATGGGTCTTCTTGGGGTGTGTCTTCGGAGCCGGTTCCGACTGCGAAGGTTTGGTCTGTGATGTACATGTGTCCTACGTCGATGTCGTCTGCTTTTTCGCATACGGCGTTCACGTTGTCTTTGGTGATTCCGTGGACGATGTGCCAGAACCGCCATGAGGGGAGTCCTTGGTAGTGGTCTGGGTGGATTTCTTGGTGTGTGCGAGCGAGGTATTTGGTTGCGTCGGATTCGTAGGTGACGGCGATGTCGCAGGCGTTCATCATTTCTAGGCGGGTGTTTGATCCTGGGTTGATGATGATGGGGACGTCTGCGCCGAGGGCGGCGCGGAGTAGGCGGTAGAGTTCGATGTAGAAGGGGATTATGGTCTGTTGTTCTGCGTCCCAGCCGTTTACGACTTCGTCGAGGAAGATGGCTATGTTTACTATTTTTGTCTGGCCTTTGTACCAGGCGATTATGTTTTTTGCAGTTTGTAGAATGTATTCCTGCGTGTATTTGGTGATGTGCTCCATTGGCACGTTGAGGGATTTTTGTATGCGAGCGCGGTATTGTTCGGTGGCGTATTTTGAGTTTGCGCCGAATCTTGTTTTTATGTAGAAGGCTACGAGTTTCGCGCCTGCGGATTCGGCTAGTTTGCCTTGTTTGAGGAAGTCTTGATCTACTTCTGTTCCCCAGTCGCCGGAGGATTTGTTGAGGATGACGATGCCGAGGGTTTCACCGAATTTTAGGGTTTTCGCCCATTTACTGCCTTGCGGCTTGTCGCGGTTGTAATAGTCTGCCCACCAGTAAGATATTGGTGAATAATAATTCTCGCCTGCTTGGAATCCGAATGAGCGTTGAGCGTCTACTGCGGAGCCAAGGATTTCTTTTGCCTTTTGCTCGATGAGGGCGAGAAGATGCTGCTCGGTGAGGGTTCCGGTGCCTCCGGGGATCGCAATATTGCCACCTGTGCTACCTGCTTCGAGCTGGGTGTACAGGTTGGTATTTACGATCATTGGGGGTGTTATGTGTGGGTGTGGGTTGGTAATCAATTTTTGACTACTTCGCTTTCTGTTGCCTGTGCTGTCTCGTGTTTGGGTGTTTCGAGTGTGATTAGCCCTAGCTGGATTTGTGCGTCGAGGAGGGAATCTCGGAGACGGTTGTTTTCCTCAGTCAGGTAGATTACTTTGGTTTTGAGCTGTTCGGGTGTCATACGGTGTCGTTTCCTTTACTGCGGTTTAGGGGTATCACGTAGAGTTCTACCCAGAAATTTTCTTCGCGGTTTCTTCCTAGATGGTTGAGCCATACGCTGCATCCGTCGTTGCGGAGGTTCTGGATGGTGGCAACGATGGGGTTTCCGCTAATAACTTGGGTGGCGACGTATGGTAGCTGCCCTACGTCGCCCCATCCGACGCGGATTTCTTGCCAGCCGCCGCCGTTGAGGGTGTACGGGCCTAGTGGGACGTGGAAGAATGTTTTGGTTTGAGAGAAGAATCCCTCTACGCGCACGTTCGCTTTGACGCGCAATGATTCAGAGATGTTCACGCCGCCGTTCCAGTCTACGGAGAGGCCGCGGTAAACGTTTATCGGGTCGTCGTGGTGTTTCATTCCGAACGTGAAATAGCCCTGTGGGTCCATGCGGATAATGCCTTTGGGGGCTTGCATGGAGGCTTCCTGCGGGCGCATCTCGATAATGGATGACCGGGAGCCTGCGGGGCCTCGCGCAAGGTCGGTGTAAATGGTTACGCCTGGTTCATCGTTAGATGATGTGGCGAGGGTTCCTGTGAAGTAGTTCCCATCACCGTTAGCGCTAATTTTTACGGTCTGTTTACCGGAATCGTCGAAAGCGGTGATACCGGTTGAGTTTAGCTTCACTCCGTGGTTTTCTGCGGCGTCGGTTTGGAGCAGGCCGCTAGTAATCATCTGTGCAGCCAATTCTGAGACTTTGAGACGGCGCGCAACCAATTCCTCGGTGACGATCTTCTCGGCGTCGATATGCCGCGCAACTAGTTTCTCTGTGAGCACCTTATCGGCGGTTAGCTGAGACGTCACAATCCCTTCAATCACGGTGGCACGTTGCAGAATCGCATCATCTGTCACTACGAGACGTTTCGTGTTCACGTCCATCGCGTTCACAACTCCCGCAGCTAGTTCCGATGTCATGCGGAGCTGTTGAGTTGTCACTGCGTTATCCGCGAGCGCGGTTCCTGTGAGGGTTTTTGATGAGTTGAGGGTGCGGGCGAGTGTATTGGGGTCTTCGGTTGCGTTTTTGGCTGCTGTTGCTGTTTGGGTGGCGGTGTTGGCGGTGTTTTGTGCGGTGGCGATGTCTTTTTCGAGTTGGTCGAGTTTTGTTTTGACGTCGCCGATGATTTTGCCGCCGTTGTCTATTTGACCGTGTCCGTTTTTGAGTGCTTCGTCGAGTTCATGGAGGGAGTTTTTTAGGTTCTCCATGTCTTTGTTGAAGTCGGCTATGGTGTCGCCGTCCCATCGGCGGGGTGTGTTGGTGCGGTCGAAATACATTGTGTATTCGTTTTTGCGGGCGATTTTGATGCCGTGGGGGACGGATGCGGGTGTGCGGAGTCGTTGAATCTGCTCGCGGAGTGTGTCGGTTGGTCGTGTTGGTCGTTGGTCTACGAAATCAACCATTAGTATGTTGCTTCCTGGAAATCTAGTGTCACGTCACTGTTGAGGGAGCCGGTCATTTTGATGATGCGCATCGGGTATGTGCCAGATGGTACGGAAATCCATCCGTCGAGGGTGACTGCGGCGATGTCTCCGACGAAGAATGTTCCGAGGGGGGTTTTCTCGGATGATGCGGGGAAATCTAGTGTCACTTGGTCGATCATTTTTTGACGGGCTGCGAGGGTGCCTGCGGCTTTCTCCCGGAGGATGTCACGGTTTTCTTGGTCTGAGTCCGAGATTACGTCTTCTAGGTATGGTGCGCCGCGGTTGATAGAGTCTAGGTTCTCGGCGTAGGATATGGCGGTTCCTTCGCCTTCACCTGCCCCTGTGCACCAGACGCGGTTTGTGAGGTTTTTCCCGCTGGATGCGATTTTGACTTCGCCGATTTCTGCGTGGGATGCGGTGGTGTCGAAATCCGGCGTCCAGTCTTGGCTTATGTAGGGGTATTCCTCGGTGCCGTGTACGAAAATCCATTTGATGAGGGTTTTCGTGTTGTTCGCCCATTGGGGACGGATCATAATGTCTGGCCCGTTGATGACCTTTGACAGTTCAGTCCAGCGTTTTCCGATGAGGTTGTTGGCGACGTTCCAGCCCTCATAGGTGCGTTGGCGGCCGCCTGCTTCGTTGGGTGTTCCGTGTTCTAGGTTGAGTAGACCGCCGGGGCGGTTCATGCCGTGCTCGGCGAGGTTCCATGCGATCTGTCCTAGTGTGGTTCCCGTGTATTCGAGGGTTTGCCAGATGGTTCGCCGCTCAAATATTTTTCGTAGCCCCGCGACCTTGATGTCGAGTTTCATGCTGGTTTCGGTTCCCCAATCGGTAATCGGCCCTGCAATGATCGGGTACTCGAATCCTTGGGTGTCGGTGTGTGTGAGTAGCACGCCGCCCGTCCACGGTTCCCACCATGTGGCAGGAACCGTGGCGAGCGCGGTTTTGGGGACTGTGAGGGTTAGTTCCTCGGTTTTGTTGAGGATGATGGACCATGAGGCATGTTCTGCGTCGATGGTGGATGCGACTTGCCCGGTGATGGGGTTTAGCCAGTAGAGGGTGTACATGCCTGTGGCTCCTATGGTGTTTTATTCTTTGGCGACGCCGAGGTCGATAACGGCGATTTGGTCGCCTGCGAATTTGCGCGGGCCGCCGCCGCAAACTTTCCAGCCTTCGTATCCCCATTCCATGTTGTAGACCTTGTACCAGATTTCATGTGATCCGGCGGGGACTGTGAGGACTCGGGTTACATCGGTCGTTGTTTTGGTGTTGTTGTAGGTTCGTTCGCGGAAGAATTTCAATTCACCGTCGATGTATATCTCGTATCCGACTGATCCTCGGTCGGTTTCTTTAGCTTCCGATCCGTTGGGGAGGCAGTTGGAGACAGTTGAGGTGAGTCGGACGTCGATGTTTCGGTCGGTGGGTACATAGAACGATCCTTTGCCTCGGATGAATTCTCCGCGTGTGGTGTACTGGTTCCCCTCGAAATAATGGTGATGTAGTAGGCCGAATGAGGTTCCGACTGGTTGAGCGTAGACGATGTTGCCTAGTTCTCGTGACGTCGATGTGTTCTTTTGCCCGGCGCGTATCTCGCGTTTGGCGAGCATTACTGCGTTTGCTGGGACTGTGGGGCCGATTTTAACGATGGCCGTGTTATTTCCGTCGGAGGCCGGGAGGTTCTGCTTCACATATATATACTCGACGCGGGAGCCGGTATTTGGGGCCGGTTCAGTGGTGAGGTTTTGCGCGGTGACTGGCACGCGCACGGAGCGGCCGGGCGCGAGTTTGATAACGACTGCTCCGTCATTGACGTGCCACTGCATAGCTGAGGTGCCTGTGACGTCGCAGCCGGAGATTACGCCGGGTGTTGGATATTCTGCTGCGGTGATCGCTTGAATGTCTTCCGGCGTGGTGCCATTGCCTTGTGCATCATGGGTGATGCCGAATCCTGTCGCCACTGTTTGGCCCTTTCTAGATGTATGTGTCTTTCACCGTTATATCCACCCACCCGGTAGCGGGGGCAAGCGCCTCTATTAGGGGCAAGAATCCGCTTCTAGGTGGAATCGTGTGCCACTGTCGCGCCGATAGGCGGTTGGATGCGTCTCGCCCTTCGATTAGACATGCGCCACGGGCGCAGTCGATAGTGATGGGCGATGTAGTGGTGATGGGGTAGGGGTATTCGATGACTTTGCCGTCGTTGGAAGTGATTCGCACGCCGGAAGACCATTCCCCCTGAATGGTGTAGGTAGGGTGTGCGGTCGCGTTTCCTTCATTGGTTGCCCCTACATATCGGGGGGCTTGCTGCCCGTAGAAGAGTTTCCCTTGAGGTTCGGGGGCATAGAGCGGGTAGCGGAGACCTACGCCGGTGCCTGCTGGGAATGCTTGGTATACGATCGGCTCGCCGTAAAGGAATGGGTCTGCGGCAAAAAGTGGCACCTCGAAGTTGATAGCGCGCATACCGTCGTATGAGTGCTTAATTTCACCGTCGAGGCGCACCTGTGTAGTAAGTGTTTGGTTCTGCACCGTAACAGCGAGGGTTCCCTGTTTGCCATCCCAGAGCAGACCGGAAAGGAAACGATCGGCGATGCTGCGGGTTGCATCATCGTCGAAAAGCATCCAGGCGCGGAGCGTTAGGGTACGCCCGGTGCGAGTTGCTGCTGCTGGTACCATCCCGTGAGATAGCTTCCGGGCGGTGTCGTTGCTGTTTACCCCGACACCGCCATAGAAGCCGTCTAGACCGGTGAGCCAAAATTCGGAATCGTGCCATAGCTCATCTGTTGAGAGGATGAGGTCGCTGTGCGCCCCGGTTAGCGATGCAAACCGGGGCGCATTCGGATTGTTAGACAAGTGCGCCTCCTAGATCGAGTTGATAGGCGAGCGCTTCGCCTACTCGGCGTCCGAACCGGTCGGGGGACATTTCTTCTTGGCCGGTTACGTTCACGGTGAGTCCGCCGCCTGAGTAGGCGGGGCGTACACCTGCGGTTGTGGGGGTGTATGCTCCGCCGGTGATGGTGGCGGCTTTGATGGGAATCGTTGGGGTTGCAGGGATAGCTAGTAGCTTCTGCATACCCTTTTGCACGGGGTTTCCCATCTCTTCTAAACCGTCTACGAAGCCTTCGCCGGTGTATATACCGATTTGTCGGAAGACGCGGGACGGCGAGTGAATGCCGAGCAGAGATTTCGCTTTGCCGATGGCGTCGTTCACGGGGCCTGCAACAGCGTTGATGAGGTTGCTTGCCATCTGTCCTACGCCGTCGATCATGCCCTGAATCAAGTTTCGGCCTGCATTCACCATGTCTCCAACCCACGAACCAACTTTGCTGATGATGTCTGATCCCATCTGTCCGACAACGCCGAGAATTTCGGAGGCTTTGCCAGTGATAGTTGAGACGATGGAATTCCAAATATCCGAGATGGTGTTCCAGATCGAGTTCATGAAACTGCTGATTGTGGAGACAATCGAATTCCAGATGCTCGAAATCGTCGAGAAAATCGAACTCATCACACTCGATACTGTCGCAACAATCGAATTCCAGATGCTCGAAATCGTCGAGAAAATCGAACTCATCACACTCGATACTGTCGCAACAATCGAATTCCAGATGCTCGAAACTACGGACATGACCGTATTCATTGCCGTAGTTACGGCGTTCACAATGTTGTTCCATGCTTCGGATACAAACTGTACGATCGGTGCGAGGAACGCAGTTACAGCTTGGACTATCTGGTTCCAGATGTCGCTAATGGTCTGTACGATCGGTGCGAGGAACGCAGTTACAGATGCTACGATTTGGTTCCAAACATCGGTGACTATCTGCACGAGACCATTCCATGCGTTGGTGAAGAATTCCACGACGGGGGTCATTAGAGCCACGATGCCTTCGTAGAGCAGAATTCCTATCGCGACGATGGCGATGAGGAAGTTCTGCCCTACATCTGTCAGGAATTGCACGAGACCATTCCATGCATTGACGAACGCATCGACGATCGGCGTGAGGAAATTGGTTACGCCCTCAACAATGCTTGCCCAGATTTCGGTGACGAATTGTGAGACGGTGTTCCAGGCGTTCGTCCAGTTTGTCGTTAGCGCCTCCATGTAGGCGTTGAATAGATCGACAATGCCGTTCCAGAGGCCGGTGAAAAATTGAACGATGCCATCCCATACAGTTGTTGCAATGGATACGATGTTGTTCCAGACGTCCGTTAGGAAGCTGACGATGTTGTTCCATGCATCCGTTGTGAACTGCACAATTTCGTTCCAGTGGGTGACAACGAAGATGACAACGGCGACTACTACGGCGATGATAGCTGCGATTGCTACGGCGATACCGCCGCCGATTGCGACAGCTGCGGCTCCGAAAACACCCACGAGTCCGGCGATAGCCTCGACAACCGGGGCAATCGCGACAACAACTTGGATGAGGACTGCGATAATTCCAGCGAATACCGCGACGAGCGTAATAATCGTGGCGACTAATCCAGGGTTTTCCTTAGCCCAATTCGCAATAGCTTCGACAATCGGTGTGATGACTGGGACGATCGCATTTAGCGCTGTCACGAGCAGATTACCGAGGACTGGAATCAGCGGTGTTATTGCTTGGAGAATCTGTGTGAACAGGGGCGCGAGCTGCTTAATCGCTTCGCCTACAACAGGGCCAAGCGTTGCCGCCATCTGCCCAAATGCTTCACCAAGAGCGCCTACTACCGGGGCGAGCGCGGGGAGAGCTTGTCCTAGCCCGTCTGCTCCGGTTTTGATTCCGTCGAAGAGCGCTTTTATGCCGTTTGATACGGCTGGGTCGGCTAGTAGCTTGCCGAGTCCGTCGGCGAGGGAGCTAATAGCTGAGCCTGCGCTTTCCATTGCATGGCCTAGCGAATCGCCTAGTGAAGGTAGCGAGGATGCGAGGGATTCGAGGCCGGGCTTCATGTTATCCATTGCGCGCCCGGCGGATTCAAACATATTGACTAATGCTTGGTGTCCCTCGACGGTAGACATGGCGCGGTTGATGGCGGCTAGGCCATCGGCGAGGCCGGAGAGGGTAGTTCCGCCTGCTTCTTGAGCTGCGGAGCCGACTGCTGCGAATATTCCTACCACCTGTTGCAGGACTCGGAATAGGTCTCGCGCTGTTGCTATTGCTGCGTTGAATGCCTGGACGGCGGCGTCTGAGTTTGCCCAATCGCGGAAACCTTCGGCAAATCGGTTGAATCCCTCTGCGAGGGAGGGGAGTGCTCCGGCTCCGATTTCTGAGATTTTGATGAGACCGGCGATGAAATTGCCGAATCCTTCACCGGCGATATTTACCGCGTCTGCAACGTTTCTGAAAATGCCATCGAGAGAGCTGATGTTCCCGGAGACGGCAATGTCGGCGGCGCGCGCCCAGTCGGTGAATTGCAGGGCGATCTCTCCGAGTCCAGTGCTCAGTGAGGGAAGTAGGGTCTCTACCATATGTCGCAGGGGTGCTTCGGCTTGAGACCAAAAATTACCCGACATGGTGTTTTTAAGCTCTTGGAATTTCGGCGCGAGGTCGCCTAGATATTTCCCTGTGTCTGCCAGAACGGTTATCAGTGTCCCCGCGCCTGCGGCTGCCCCTAAGAAAAGCCCCGGTAGCGCGAGCGCGGCCGGAGCAATTGCGATTAGTCCTGCACCGAGGGAGAATATGCTTCCGGTGAGGGAGATTAGGGCGGCGGATAGTCCTGCACCTGCGATAGCGAGACCGGATACCTTGGGGGTAAGGGTGTCGATATTTTTGATGAGGTTAGTTGCGCCGGTTCTGATGTTGTTGAGAGCGCGGCCGCCGGAGAGGCTTGCGAGTGTTGCTTCGGCTGCGGCGAAGGCACTCATGTTGATTTTGGGTATTATTTCTGCGATGCGGGAGCGTTGCAGGATAGCGAGTGATGCGGCGGCTTTTACGGTGTCTGCGTCAGCATTGATGGTGGCTTTTCGTGCATCCGAGAGTTTGTCGAGGTCGTGTTTTGCTTTTTCGATGTCTGCATCGGCGTTTACGGTTGCCCTAATTGCGCGGGTTAGGGCGGTGAGTGCTCGGTGAGCGCGGCCTGTGTCTGCTTCGGCGGTTACGACGATGTTTCGGTTTTGAAAGAGCTTGTTGATGCGGTCGAGAGAGCCGCTTTCGTGCACCTCTGCCTCGATTTTGCTCTTTCGGTCGCGGGCGGTTTCGGCGAGGCGTTGTGCTGCGCGGGTTACGTCGGCGTTTACTGTGACTTTTGCACTGAGTCGTGATAGTGATGCCTGGATGCGGGCGAGCGCTTCGCGGTCGAGGATGGGTGCGATGCGGATTTTTCCGACGGTGGATTTTTCGATCCGGTCGAGTGTGGTTTTGAGGTCTTGGCGGAATCGGGAGGTGTCTGGGAATACCCTTACGCCAATTTTGTTAGCCATCTATATTTTTCCTCCCGATTCCGGGTCTTTAAATGTTGTTGAAGAATTCGCCTAGTTTCATTTCGCAGACGCTTCGGGGGCGTTGGACTTGTTTGACCGTTTTTATGTGTTGCTCCGGTAGGGTGACGTATTCGTCTTTTCGGAGTTTTTTTCCCTTTGCTTGCGCATTGAGGTTGTTGAGAATCCCCGCGAGCAGGTATGTGTCTGTTGCCCATCCGATGTTTGTATCGGAGCCTAGTAGCTCCGCGCGCCACCGTGATTTTGGGTCTGTTTTGAGCCATTCGACGGCTGCATAGGCGCGGGAGATTTGGCGGCTGCTGTTGAGGTCTTCGACGATTATTCCTTTGAGGGATAGCTCGAAGTCCAGCATGGGGTGTTTGTCACATAGGTCGCGGAGAGCCTTTATTTTCCCAGGGCGTCGGAGAGTCCCTGTGCGAGTACGATTCCCTTTTCCTGTGCGCCGGGGCCGGAGAGGAATTCATCGAGTGCGTCGCGGTCGATAGCGAAGTGGTCGATCATGAAGTCGATCAGGTCTGCGAAGGCGATGAAGTCTAGGCTGGATGCTTTGATAGCTTCTTTTTCGCCTGCACGGGCAGCTTCTAGTGCTTCCTCATTGACTGCCTTCATGAGGATTGAGCTGAATCGTAGCTGTTCTGCGGCGCGGATGGTCTTGAGCGGTCGAATCAAGTGTGCGCCGTCGATGTCTTCAAAACGGATGGGGGTAGCTTCTTCGACGTTCTGGTTCTCGGTTGCCATTGTTTTCTTTCTCCTATTCGGTGAGTACTTGTTATTGGGGTGCCCGGCGTGGCTCGTGGCGGTTCCACGCCGGGCAAGGCTAGGTAGCTGAGGGTTATGCTGCTACTGCATTCGCGTTATAGGGTCGCGGCTCGAAAATCTCGGCAATATCGCCGTGAGAGTCCGGGAGGATAGCTGCCTTGAGCGGTACTTCGGTGAAGTTTTCCAGGTCGAACTTCGGGAAATCACCTGCGATAGTGGTGTTCTTGAATTCCACACCGGCGATGTCGAGGCCGTCCTCAGTGATGATGAGGATCGCTTTCTTTGCTTCCAGAACCTTGTCGATTACCTTGTACGACTTCTTTTTGGAGTCGTATGAGCCACCGAAGAATGCCAGCTCGAAGGTTTCCTTTGAGAGGTTTACGCTGTTGATGGTTGCGGTAATCTCACGGTCGGAACGCACAGAGCGAGCTTTCTTACGGTCCCAGGTGCGCTTGTATTCGATTTCGCCGCCCTCGGATTCGATCTCAACGACGTTTTCGCCGGAGGTGTCGCCGATCCAAGTCCAACCGGTTCCCCATGTCGTTTTGTCGGAGAATTTGAACTTGTCGATGTTGGGCAGCTCGGTTCCAGGCTCAGCAACGAAAACGTGACCGTAGCCGGAGATGTAGAGCTTCGATTCACTGATGGATTCTGCCATCTGCGCCGTCCTTTCTAACGGTTAGGGTCGCGGCGCGCGATGACGCGAGCGACTGCTGAATATTGGTGAATAGCGCCGCCACTCACCGGAGCAGACGTCACAGAAACAGGCTCTTGCGTAATAGTCACCCGTGTGAACCAGGAATCCGGCTGAGACGGCGGGCGTTCGCCAACAGAGTCCATGAGAGCCGATAAAACCGCATCGCATGTGTCTCGCGCAGCCACACGTGAGGATGCGAGCGCCGTGAAGGTTATGTTTGCGGCGGTTCCTCGGCCGGTGCGGGGGGCGTTGGATACGGATGCGGGGGAGTCGATCTCGTAGATGATGGCGGGTAGGTTTTTAGGTGAGAGCGTGTCTGTGAGTGCTCCGGCGAGTAGGCGGCTTTTGCCGACTTTGCCATTTAGAAGTGCATAGGTGAGGGCTTGTATATCGGTTGTGAGCGGCACGAGCTAGTCCTTATTAGTCTTGGAATTTTGCGGCTGTCTTGCCGAACACGTGATGTCCTGGCACCCATGTTGTCGTTCCTTGGATGATGTGTCCGAACTCGATTGAGGGGGCGGCTGGATCATCCGAGTAAATGATTTGGTCGGCTACTCCTTGGCTGGTGATGTGCACTTTGCGCTTGATGGAGCGAGCGAAGTCTCCGGTGTCTTTGGGGGCGAACGATCTAGCGGTTTTTGCTATGTCGCGGGCGTTGGCTGCGAATTCGTCTGTGTCGGCTGCGATGCGGGCTGCTTCTAGCTCGACGCTTTTATCGACGTGCGCCATTTATGCCACCTCTGAGTCGTTGGAGACTGCGTAAATTTTGGTGTGTCCCGTTGTTCCTGACATTCGGGATTGGAGTGCTTCGCCTCGTTGCTCGAAGTTCCTGCCTTCGATGACGATGCGTGAGTATGGGCCGCCTATCCACTGTTTGTTTCCGTGTTCTTGCGGCCAATATTTAATGCGGTATGCCGTTGATGTGCCTAGCCCTGCTAGGCGGGTGAGTTCTTCGGCGGATACTGGTTGCACGTTGCATTGGTAGACGGTGGGTGTCTCGGAGAGTTGTGAGACGGTCTCGCCGTACTTGTCGGTTGTTTTGATGCGGGGGTAGACGGTTACCTGGTGTTTTCCGGTGCGGAGCGTCATAAGTTTCTCCTATGGGGTGGTCCAGGTATCCGCTAGTGAGTTTCCGCATTTGAATTTGTACTGAAAATTGAGGTCGGGGCGTCCTGCGCCTAGACCGTATTTCTGTTGTGCGTATCCGTCGGTTTCGGGGGCGGTTGAGTGTACTCCGCCGATGCCTATAGCGTCGCGGATTTTAGCCCAATCGGCGGCGAGAATGTCGATGAGACCGGAGGCGACAAGATAGTTCAGCTGATATGAGTAGCCGTCTTCTGTCTCGGAACGGTAGATGCCGTTGTTCTCGGCTCGGAGGACACGGGCGACTGCCTCGGCTTCAATGTCACGGATGAGATCGAAGATGAGGGGGTCGCCCGCAAGCACGTCCAAATTCCGGTGTCGAGCGCGTATGATGATTTCTGCCCGGTTAATAAGTGCGGGGATGTATCGCTCTTCGTCGCCTCGGAGGTCGCGGCGAAGAGCTGCTTGCACATCGGCTATTTGCGCGATTGACATGGAGGCACCTGGCCTATTCGTCTTCGTCGCTAGAGGCTGTCTTCTTGGCGCGGCTCTTAGGGGCTGGTTTCTCGGCCGCCGGGGTTTCGGCCGCCGGGGTCTCATCCGCCGGGGTCTCGACGATTTCCTCCCATACTGCGGGGAGTTCACGGCCGTCTTCGACGCTTACGATTGTCCCGGTGTTGCGGTTTTTGAATCGTGCCATGTTTTACCTCCTATTAGGCGGCTACTGCGGCCGGTACCTTGTCTTCGTAAGCGACAAATGCGCCGGTGTCCTTGATGACCCACCCGAAAATTGCCTCGACAAGGATTGCTTCCATGTTGTTCTGCCAGAGGTTAATCGACTGACCGCCGTCCATGATGGTCGCCTGGTCGGTGCGGCTAAAGGTGATGTCTTCCGCGAAGCCGTACATCAGCTGTGAGAAGTCACCGCCAAAAGCGCGTACCTTCGTGTCTTCGGACTGGCCGATCTTGCCAGAGACAGCACGGCTATAGTCGATAGGCAGACCGTGAAGCGTGCCTGCACCCTGCTTGAGGTTGATGGACGGCGCGTAAATCGGGCGACCGAGAGTGTCGGTCTGAGAAAGAAGTTCTGGTGCGAGGCGCTTGTCAGCTGCGAACGCGGTCATGTCGAAGTCCTGGGTCTCATGCCCTACCACAAGCGCATAGCCGGAGAGAATGTCGGTTGAGATACCGCCGTTCTCCTTCTTCGCGGTGCCAAGCTCAACGCGGTTCTTAGTCTGGTTCACATATTCGACGCCGGAAATGGTCTGCCCATTTACAGCGTTCTTGCCGTGCAGGACAGCAAGGTCGAATGCGCGGGTAATAGCGCCTGCCATCTGTGACTGAATGAAGTCGAGCAGACCCAGAGGGTTCGCCATACGGGCTTCTTTAGACCAATAGGCAATAGCGGCCGCCTTGATAGGCTTCATAACCTTAGTGCCAACAGTCAGATTAGTTACAGGCTTTGGCTGCCCTTCGCCGACGATTCCAGCCTGCGGCTGCCCGGTCTGCACTGCCAGCGCCGCGCCGGTAATCGGCATAGGGACATTCTTTGCCAGCTTTCGGACTACCGAGTCCTCGGTAACCTGCTGGATAATCTCTTTCGCCATCGGCTTCGGAAGAAGGCCGGAGGTGTTAAGAGAATCGAGAGTAAAGCTGTTCGCCATATCTCTCATTCCTTTCTATAGGTGATGGTGAATTATGCAAATATGCATAACTGTTAGCCGAAAATAGTCTTTAACCAGTCCTCTTTAGGGTTAGAGTCTGATTTTCCGCCCTGTGCGGGGTTCACAGGGAAAGATTTCTTTGATTCTCCGGCGTCAAATTTCGACTTTAGGGTCTTGATGTTCTCTTCGATCGACTCGGAGTCGGAACCGGGGATGAATTCAAGCAGGTCTAGATCAAGACCGGCGGATGCGAGCGCACGGAGCTTTAGGTTTTCCAGCTTCGCGGCGTCGAGTTCTGCGGATAGATTGGAGTCGTCCGGGGTTTTGGTTTCTTCCTGAGGTTTCTCTTCTTTAGCGGGTTCCTCAGGTGCTTTCGTAGGCTCAGCTTCCGGTTTTTCTTTGAGTTTGGTGTTTTCGGCGCGGAGGTTCTGGATGAGTTTCCATGCGCGGGCGGCGTCGAATTCTTCGCCGTCTTTTTCCCAGGGTGGTTTCTCTGCTGAGGGGTCTACGGCTTGCTCGGTAGCTTCTTCGGCTACGTCGTGGTTTTCTTGGATGTCTTCTTTAGGCATATTTTCCTTCTTCGGTGATGGTAAAAACGTGTTTTGCAGTGCTTTTGGCTAGTTTTTACGTCTCTTTGCGCGAGTCTGAGCTTGCTTGCTCACGCGGATAAGATCGTCGTAGACTGCATCAACATGGCGTTCATCTGTGGTGTCTACGAGGTTGAGATGTGCGGCTTCGTCACCTTTGTTTGAGACAAGGGTGTCGAGCGGTGTTTCTTTCATCGCCTGTTCTAGCCAAGAGACGGGAGACTTACCCGCGTATTTTTCTGGATTCTTCTCAACATCCTCAAGCGTTGAATCGTAGAACTTGCTCAATCGCTCATAGTCCCTTTTGCCGACCCAATTATCGGATTTGAAGACTGGAACCACGAGGCAGTCGCACGAGTCATGAAATTTATCCATGTTCTCTAGCCGGTATTTATCCCGGCGAGCGCGGGATGTAGCGGCGGAGCCTCGGCGGCCGCGTTTTCCTGCGGCGACTTGTTTCCGGCCGCCGCGGTAGGTAGCTGCGAGTTTTGAGGTATAGACGGGGCCGCGTGATGCGAGCATGACGCAGAATCCACAGTTTTCAGCTCCGGTTAGGACACGCGCCCATCCAATCGGATATGCCTTAGGCGAGGGCGTGTATCCTTCCTCCCTGTCTTTGTCTTCGAGCGCGTTCTCGGTTTCTTCTATGAGTTTGTCGAGTTCGTCGAATCCTTCGAGCAGGACGGGATAGGTATCTGCGGATACTTGGTCGGAGATGGGAATATAGTTATCCAGTTCCGGGTTCGGGACAGCCCGGATGACTTGGCGGCGGGCCGCCATTCGTACATGCCGTTCCATCGCGTCCACGAGCGTTGAATCGGAGGCATTTGAGTACTCGCGGAAGAGCGTTTTGACAGCCTGGTACGTGTACTCTCCCATTGGTGGGATGTATGCATCATATCCGTATTCTTCCGCTGCGTCCTCTAGCATCTGGTTACCAATATGAGCTGCTTGTTTGCGGGCTTCCTGTATGGTCTCCCAGATTCTCGGTATTGCGGCTTCTACCTGTCGCGGATCAGCACGGTTTATGTAGGTTAGCGTCCGCAGCATGTCCGATCGGAACGGGTTCAGCAAAGAGGCGAGGGCGCGGAGATAGAAAGCTGGGTTTAGCACAGCGCTATGCTCCTATCTCTGCACGTCCTCGTTGGTCTGTGCGGTCTTCGCGGGCGATCTGTTCAGGTGATAGGCCGAGGTATTCACGGGCGGTTTCGGCGGAGATGACCCCCTGCGCTTGGGCCTGCAACATGAGGGCGTTCCGGGAGCTGATGGAGGCGACTGCTGGGTCGCGCCACCTAGCTTCTAGCGTCTCTATGTTTTCGACGTGCACACCGGAGATCGCGAGCACCATGCGAGCGATGTCTTCTACTGCATCACCAAAAATATGCTGTTTCAGCTCGGCGCGGGAGATGAGACGATCTTTTGCGGATCGCATTGCCTCGGCGCTGGCCGGGTTGGACTCAGCATTGACGCCCATCATGAACGGCGGAATGCCAGTCATAGCGGATACCTGCTGCGCATAGAGCTTGAAGCTGTTGATGATCTGGTTTAGGTCTGCCCCTGGAATAGCACCTGCTTTAGCGTCGCTAGGGCCGATCAGGAAGTTACCGAAGTACGCTTTTATTTTTGATTGCAGGTTTCCGTTTTCATCGACAAATTGGTCTTCTACGCCGTCGCCGAAAAGGTATTTGGTCGGCATCGACAGCATCTCTTGCGCTACCTGTAGGTTGGTAAGCGAGCGCGATGCTGCGTCGATGAGGTCGTGGATGTCTTCTATTTCGGAGCGTCCAGGTTCGCCGATGCGCTTGATGTTTGCTATTTCGACAATGGGAATTCCGGGGTATCGGTCACTAAAATCTTGGCGTTCTACGAGGGTTTTCACGCCGTTTTCTTTGCGGTATATTTCGATTACGCCGGGCTTGTATATTTGGCTGTATCCGGTGTTCCCGGCGGCGAATTTTTGAACCGCTTTGACGATTTTCCCCGTATGGTCGCGGGTTACTTTGATGTCGCGGCCTTTGTGCACGGTGAGACGTGGAATGTCTGAATCCGGGCGTCCACCGGCGACTACAAAAGCCGATCCGGTAACTAGCGCCTCGGTTATCCCTAGCGTCAGCAAGGTATCGAAGTTATTCGCCTGTAGGATACGCCGTAGTTCGTGCGGCGGTTCCCCATCGGCGAGGGTAAAACCTTCGAGTACGAGGGCTTCTACGAGAATATCGACGGAGAGTTTTCCCCACCTGACAGGCATCTCTAGGACGCGAACGTTCGGCGGTAGGGAGACGCCGAGAGCTGCTAGGCGACGTTCGCCGTTATAGTAGGCTTCACCGTCGATATGGCCTATAAAATTGCCCATGAGGTGCCTCCCTTCTTTTTCTCTTTGTTCATAAGTGCGTCGTAGGCGATTGTGCATGCTACGAGCGGGGAAATATCTTGTGTGCGATCATCTCGCGTCCAATACCACAGCTCTCCGTTGCCTTTGGAGCGGCGACACGCATTTACAGCTTCGTCCAGCTCTTCCTGCCCTATATGGCGGATTGAGCTAGATGCGAGCGCGTCGTAGAATGCGCCGCATGCTTGCGTGTATTCGCGGTGTGTTAGACCTGTTAAGAACCGTTTCTGTTTGGGGTCTTTTGCGAGCACTTCGGCGGTCTGAGATGCACCGGCGAATGCTGTTGCTACCGGTTTCCACTTCTCGCGTAGCTCTTTGAGACGTGCAGGTACCCAATCGGTTCCGATGCGGCGGTCGATAACCTCGACGTGTACGTTTCCATCCGGGCGGAGTGCGGCGACCGATATTGTTGAGACGTCGCGAAGCGGGGTAACGTCCACACCGAAAGCGAGTGTATTGCCTGGCACCGAGCTGGTATCGCGGGTGTTTGCCCAAAATTGGGCTGGTATCGCGGAGGTTCCACCGAGTTTTGCCCAAATTCCTAGCCGTTCACGTTTGAAGGATTCATCGTCCATTGAGCGGCGCTCGGACTCGATGAATTCTTCGCTAATGCGCAGCCCTAGCGCTGGGTTCGCGAGCGCCCACATGTTTTTGTCTGTGGGGTCTGCATCATCGGGTGCGGACCATTCGTAGAATGCGAGGTGTTCTTCGCCGTCTGGGTTGAGAGCGCGGGTGCGGAGGTCTGCTAGGACGTCGCTGTCTGGGAATCCTGCGGAGGATGTGTACCAGACTTGAGTCGATGAGTGCATCGACTTCGAGGCTAGTGTCGGTAGCATGGCGGATACTACGGAGCGAGGGAGGTCGTATGCTTCGTCGAAGACTACGAGGTTCGCCGTGTATCCACGCATCGAGCCGCGTGAGCGAGCTTTGAAAAGCAGGCGGTTTCCGTTTTGCGTCTCGAAGGACATGCCGCTGTTTCCGGTTTTGATTCCCGACATGGTAGCTTGCGGGTCGCCTTTGTATCCGAGCATGTACTCGACAAGTTCGCTGTTTCGGATTAGGTGCTCTAAACGCTGTTGATGTTCGACGGCGGTTCCGAATAGGTGCGCCGTGTGTAGGATCGTTTTCTCTCCGAATAGGAATAGCCCGGCGAGTTCGCGAGCTTCTAGGATGGAGCCTTTGCCGTTCTGTCGTGCGACGATAACGCCGACGTCGGTTGCTTTCCAAGCCCCGTTTACGCGCTCACCGAGGGAGCCGCGTAGGACGTATTCTTGCCATTCGTCGAGGATTAGACCTGCTACTGCGGCTAGGTCTATGGCATCGTCTCCTGCGGTTGTGAAATAGAGCGGTGTGACGTCAATGCGTGGTGTCTGGGAGCCGATAAGGTGACTCACTTATCGGCTCCCTTCCTGATTGTTGAGTGAAAATCTACCGACGCAGGTCTAGCCTGTCGAGACAGGTCGCGATTCTGTCCGCTCGACTAGCCTGCTGTCGGCAAGCATATATAACCGGCCGGGGTGCATGCTGCCCCGGCCGGGTTCCTTCACGCCGGTTCGGACTTCCACCGAACGCCGACACCGCTCCACAGCGGCCGCTCCATCCTGAGCTACGGCGCTACTCCTTTTACCCTTCTTGCGCAGCGCGGGCGGCGGCTTCGATACGCTCTTGACGCTTCTTTGCCAACATATCGAGAGCAGACTCGCCTTCCGGTTTCGCTGCTGCTGTCAATCGGGTTAGTTCTTCAATGGTTTCCTGTTCCGCCTTAGCGAGCGCGGCAACATCGCGGGGGTTCGCAACGATGAGGGCGGAACGTACACGGTGTAGTCGCCACCGGGCGGATTCTACTGCATCCTCAAAAGTTGGTACGGGCACTTCTTGGACGTGTCCGTAAGCGACAAGCTGGTTTACGATCGTGTACCCGTCGGGTGCTTTCTTGTCGAGCCGTGCTTGTGTCGCCACTTCGATGCGCTCTATGTTTTCCGGCGCGAATGCGGCGCGGGCCTGTGCTGCTTTTTCGCGTTGCTTGCGGGAGTGTTCTCGTGCGGCTTCCTGGCAGGGGGCGCATGCCTGTTCGTTCGCTCGTTTATGCCTTTTGTAGGCGGCCCATGTGCCATGTTCGGCGAGTTTACGGGGCATATTTTCACCTCCAATATGCGGGTAAATGCTCGATATTGGAGCGGGAAACCTAATATATGGCCTGTGGGGGGATGTGACTATGACCGAAGGGACTCACACGGGGGTGGGGGAGGGGTAACCCCTGGGTATCTCCCGATGCGTTGGGAATCGCGGGCGGCGGGAATTACCAGCGGCGCGAGGTGGACGGGGG